AGATACAGACATCTCCAGCCTTCAAGCTGTAGACGTTAAAAATGAGTCTGACCTCAGTGTTGATGTTTCCAGCCTTCAAGCTGTAGACGTTAAAAATGAGTCTGACCTCAGCGTTGACATCTCCAGCCTTCACGCAAACATTGAATCTAATGATGTAGTTGCTATTAGCACAACCTTGACTTCTGGAGTTGACACTTCTGGTTCAATCAGCTTTGGGCGCACATTCGCAACAACTCCAGTTGTTGTTGCTCAGCTCAAAAGCTCAAATGCAAACGATCCAATTATCGCTTGCATGGTTTCCACAATTAGCACAACAGCTGCTACTGTAGCATTCGCAGATCAAACTCCGAATGGAAACTACAGCGTAGAGTTGATTGCTTCTATTGGGTAAACCTCACCGAGAAAGATATTTATTATCTTTGGCGACCCTTCGGGGTCGCCTTTTTTGTGTAAAATAACATATGAATAGAAAAGATTTATTTGATAGCATATTTTCAAAACCAGAAAAACACCCCCTAGGAAAGTACGAACCTGATAATAAAAAATACGCAAAAGAAAATCTTCCCTCAAGACACTCAAAGCCTGAAGCGCAAAAGAGATTAAAAAAACAATTTCAAAAACTAAGGCATAAAGCGTTATATTTAAATATGGAGCACGAAGAACTTATGGAAGACTTTCAACACATACGCCATGAATTTATAAGTAAAATGCTAGAATATTGCAAAAATAAAAATATAGAAAATCCATTCTGCTCAGTCCCCGAAGAAAATAATAAAAAAACAAATATAATTTCAAACAAAGAAATTAATGAAGTCTTTAGGGAGATAGTAAAAAAAACACATCCAGATTTAAATAAAAGTTTAACAGAAGAAGAATTAGAAGAAAATGTTGAACTATACAATCAAGCTATAGAAGGAAAACAAGATGGAAATTTTAGAAAAGTTTTACAAGTAGCCCTAGAATTAAATGTTAAAATCAAAAAAATATCACCTGAATTCATAAAACAATTACGCCAAGAAATCCAAAAAATGAACAAACAAATTCAACAAATCAAAAATGATATAATGTACAAATGGGGAAAGGGAGATGATAATCTAAAAAAACAAATCTTTGAATTATTGACAAAAAACCTAAAACCTTTAAAATAATTTACTATGATCGAATTTTATAATGTAAAAAAGAAAAAGAAAGTTCTTGTAGAAGAATCTACTGTAACAAAGCATGCTTACGAAAAAGTAACGAAGTCAGGTAGCCTCTCCATTAGATACGCATTAAAAGCTGTCGATGAAGACGGAACTAAATTAACTAAGTTCTGCAGTAAGGCAGATTACGATAGTTTAACTTGATTCAAAAATATGCCAGATAGTTCCATCAAAGATATAAATATTATCGTCTTCTTGTCCAAAAAATACAGAACCTTCTGGATCTCCAGTTCTTGATAGAATTTCTTGAGAATTAAGGATTTCAGCATAGGCAGTTTCTTCGCTTAGAATATCGCCTTTAGCCATTACATCTAAAAATAAATCCTGCTCTTCTATAGCCGAAGAAAAAGAAACATGGAAACCTGTAGAGCTAATACCATAAGGCATGTAAGAATAATATGATACTGGCGGGGTAGTTGATTTACTATTAAGCGTAACTAATACATTTGGAGCTCCATCAAAAACGCTTGTGGACCCAAGGTCTTCATACCTTATAGAAATATTCTCATCCCCAGAAAAAACATCAACCCTAGAAGATATAGTTTGACTTGATAATGCATCAAGATCTCCTGATATTTGTAAAATTTGATCAGAAATACTAATTCCGGTTTGAGATGAACCTAAGTTTTCTGAAAGTTGATTAATTTGGTTTTCTAAATTTTGTCCCGTAGAATTTAAATTGCCCGAAATAATAGATAAGTCACTAGAAAAATCCTCTGATATTCCCGATGAAAAATCAATCAAAGAATCACCAAGTTTTCTAGTAAAAACCCAATCGAATTCATTATTACTTTCTCCTGTTCTTTCGTATAGGTAGTTTGTATCGGAATCTAAGTATTCAGAACCAATAATACCTGCGGCTTTTTGACTACCTGAAGGAGGGCCAGTATCAGTGATTAGAGGTTTTCTAATCCCGAGGTTAGCATTAACGAAAGTTTCGAAAGCGCCCATTTCTTACTTCCTCTCGTTACTGTGGTATAAGATTGCTGCAGAGTATAAATCTAATTCGTGATCAGTAGATAAATTCTGAATCTCTGCGTTAACTCCTAATGACTCAATTTTATTTGGATCACTAATGCACAAACTAAGCCGCTCTTCCCATTCAGCCTCTAAAGATGAAACTACAATAGATTCGCATAACTCATCAATCATATTCTTCTCAGAACCCTTAAGCTTTGTTTTACCGAGTTTCTTGCGCATTAATTTATACCCATTATTTCTTAAAGATTCTGTAGAGTATATTACTCCTTGTAAATCTTTTCTTGAATATAATTGTTTTGATGTAGAATTTTCTTGAGGAATCCCAGAAGAACCTACGGGTCTTCCCACTTCTTGCTGTGGAGACTCCTTACCCACCTCCCCTTCTAATTCTGGTTCAATCATAGGTACTCCACCCACAATCGGATTATACATACCCTCTTTTCTTTGCTTGATATATTGCTTTTGTGCGGAAGGCATTTCTTCTGGCTTCGGATAAGAGCCTTTTTCTAAAACGTGCATTCCTTGCTCTGGAGTAATTATTCCTAATTCCATTAACCTTGTCGCAACTCTTTGGAGTTGAACTTCGTCCTTAATGTCAGTTTGTTCGAACCTTACTGTAGGATATTTCCTGAAACCTAAATTCTGGCAAATCATCTTTACTTGAGGCTGAAGAAAATCGTAAATAAATGCATTCCTAGACTCTTCTAATCTCTCAAGAAATATTTTCGCCTTCACTTGGGTATTACTATACCTCTCGTCTCCAACTATAACATTCTGTAAACCCTCCTTTATATCATTATTTATAACTTCATACTTAGAGGGTCCAACAACTTTGCCAATATCTGGGATAATAAATTGAGCTTTTGTAGTATGATCGCTAACAAGGACTCTGCCTACGCTTTCATTTTTAAACAAGTTTTGCATAGCCTCCATGTTCTTGGGGTTAATTCCCCCCTTGTCTGGCTCTGCACCCATAGTTATTAATAAAATTACATTTTCGATAGTTCTACATATAGCTTGATCTATCTGTTTTAATTCCAACTTGAAATTAATATCATCAAGCACTGGGTAACCAAAAGGAATAGCAAAAGGCTCATAATCCTGTTTCTTGTAAAAAGAGTATACAAGTTGACCTGGATCTAATTTAACCTTCAAGCCATCAGAGTTATAAGATCCCTTATTAATTGCGTCTTTAATTTCTGGACTTAAAGCCTCAAAGACTTGTTCATCATATTCTGTTTTTGGCGATTTAAGCCTTTCTATATCATACTCGCTTAATATTTTCTCGTAAACTCCGCTCTCAAAAGATGAAGATCTATTAGCAACGATATCGTATGGATTAAGCAAAATGTATTTAACAGGTAACTTATTAGGCTCGAGAGAAATTGTTGATCCATAAATTTTAGTTAATTTATCAAAGTCAGATTTTGAAAACTTACCATCTACTCTATATAAAAATATATTTCCGCTTCTATAATACTCCCTAAAGTATTGATCTTTTAGATTCCAAAGGTTAATTCGCTCAAACCATTTATAAACAAAATCTCTAGAATTTTGAGTTCCTCCCTCCAAATAAATATTAGAATTGGCAAACTCAGACATAACATCTATAGCGTTCCTAAAAACAGAAACGTTGGCGTATGCCTTTTGGCATAACTCTATAGCCTCCCTAACATCAACCCCGTCACTACTATAAGTATAAGGAAGCATTCCTCCAGATATATTAGAAAACCTATGCTTTTTATCTGATTTATGAATAGAGTTTCTACGCGATCCAAAATCATCTGACTTAGAAGAATTTCTTTTATATGCCGCAGAAGACTCCATATAATAAGGTTCTCCAGAAGAACTTGGCGAAATTAAAGGATTATCAATAAAAGCATTTAAGCCTTCAACCTTTTCCTTGTCGAACTGATTCCAATAATTAGACTTCTTGACATATTTCCTCTTACTCATCTATTATGGTACACAAAAGTCAAAGTAAAGTCTATTAAAAGTTAAAAGTTAACTTTATAACTTTTGGTTTTATTTAAAACGTGTATATATAAGTATGTCTGAAGAAAAAAGAAAAAGATGTAAAATATCCACTGAAAAAGGGGAAATCGGTGGAACAATTTTAAATGAATATGAAGAGATGGGTGGCGCGGATGATGGAGCCGTATTCGCAGTAATTGAGCTAGATAACGGGCAACTGATAACAGTAAAAATGTCCGAAGTATCAGATATTTAAAGTGTAATTATAATTTATGAGTCAACACACTTCAAATCCTAATTTTAGATATCCTAACGATAATAGAGACGCATCTCCTTCAAATTTTGACTACCCATCTCAACAAGAAGTAGGCTCAAGTGCTCAAAAAGGAGATAGAACCTATTATCCAAACGATAATCAAGGATATTATGCAAACTCAAATAGAGAAGACATCTCAACAATAGATCTTACAAATAAAAAACAACCACCAAATTCAAACTATAAAATATCATGATTTTTGCTATTTTCACATTGCTTTCAGCGTTAAGTATTTCTGTAATCGCTGCTTATTTTAGTATAATAGGACTCGCCACAATCTTCCCAGGTTCAATTGAAGCTGTAATCGCCATGGGTGCAGCCCTAGAAGTTGGAAAAATTGTTGCAGCAATCTGGCTTCACAAAAACTGGAAGTCGGCGCCAACAACTTTAAAAATTTATTTATTCTCTGCGATTGTTGTATTAATGGGAATTACAAGTATGGGGATTTTCGGCTTTTTATCAAAGTCTCATATTGAACACGAACAAAATAGTATAAAATCTCAAGCTTTAGTTGAACAAGTTGAAACTAAAATTGAAAGAGAAAACGAATACATACAAAGACAAAAAGATTTAATATCCCAAAATAAAGAAAAAAATCAAAATCTATCAGATAAAAGTTCTGAAAATATAGAACTAGAACAAAAGAAAATTTCGCAATTAACAGAGCAGTTAGAAAAAGACATAGATCTTGACAATAAAATGCTTCAACCAATTCAAGCAAGAATCAATCAATTAAACGAAGAACTAAATGCGGTCAAAAATAAATCAGGCGGATTATTCTCTAACAAAAAGAAAGAGGTGGAACAAAAAATATCAGACCAAGCCTCAGAGAGAGAAGAATTAAGTTCAAAGAAAAAAGAAATAGAAAATAGAATTTCTAAATATAGAAACGAAACCTCAAATCTTGTATCTGAAATAAGAAAAAGAATACAGGACTATCAAACAATAGGATTTGAAAAACCTGAAAATGTAGAATTAAAAATTGAAGAATTAAATAAAAATATCTCAGATGCATTAAATCGCATCGACGACCTGGAAAGGCAAAAATTTGATCTCGATGATGGATCAAGACAATTAGAGGCAGAAGTTGGACCAGTGAAATATGTTGCAGAACTTATCGCAGATTTCACAGGCATGGAATTCGATATGGGTAAAGCAGTAAGAATTGTAATAATTATATTGATTTTTGTATTCGACCCTCTTGCCGTATTACTTGTATTGGCCGCTCATATAAGTTTAAGCAAAAAATTTCCCAAAGCCATGCAAGACGAAGCTATAGCATTCGAGAAAATCGCTGAGCTTGAAGCTCAACAGAAGATATTGGAAAAAGAACAGTTAGATATTGAAGAGCGCAAAAAAGATATAGAGCAAGAAAAGAAGATTATTGAACTACAAGAGAATCAAGTCCAAAAATACCAAGAAGAAATATCCGAAAACAAGGAAGTTCTTCGCAAGTTAAAACTGGAATCTCAAAAAGAATTACTCAAGCAAGAAGATACCTCTGCTATATCTGCGGAAATTGAACAATTAATCGCTCAAAAAGAAAACGCAGAAGATGAGATAAAAGAAATAAAAATAAAGAAAAACAAATTATTAGATCGCGCCGAAGAAACAATCAAAAGCGCGAAAGAGATAAAGGCTGTATTAGGCGACCACAATAAACATAAAGAAACAATTGCAGAATTAAAATCAGAAATATGCATCAACCTTGAAGAATTTAAGAAAATTAAAGCTCAAGTGCAAGCGCTAGAATCCAAAAATAAATCATTAATAAATTCTGAAGATAATTTAAAAAAAGAAATAGAATCTCTTAATACTATCAAAAATGAAAAGCCAAACAAAGAATTAGAAGCTAAAATATCAGATCTCATTTCTCAAAAAAATCAATTATTAGAAGAAAATATAAATATTAAAAAGTCTTCAAGGTTAATTATAACAAAAGAATCATTACCTAATGGTAAACATTCCCTTACAATACCTTGCGCCAAAGGAGGTTCGCACGTGTTCACAAGACCGTCCACTTTCACAAATGTAGACATATTTAAATTAATAGAAATATCAGAAGAAATCAATAAAGATACATCTAATGACGAAAGTATAAAAAACAATATTTTTCAATCAATGGTAAAATCCTTAATCGACCCACAATTAAGTAATAGAGATTACAATAAATCAAAACCAATATATAAATATATTTCTTGACTTTAAACTCTAGATATGCTATAGTGCTTGTGTGAAAAAGTTAAACAAGCGCGACCTTATTAAAAAATTCGTAATTGAACCGAAAACCCAGAAGAGAATGTTCTGGGCTCGAGAAATGAAATTACTAAATGACTTAATGTCAATTTTCCCTAATGAGGATTTCTGGCAAAGAATAAATCTACCCAAGGTTTCATCGCTAGCGATATTAAGATCTGAGTATGGATTAAATACTTTAAAAAAATTATACCTTGAGTTTAATTATAAAATTCCAGAAAAAGTAGAAATACCTCTTGGAGAAAAATCTGGAAAAGATAAATTAATCTCGAAAAAACCAAAAACAATACGACAATTCTTAGATGAGTAAAACAAAAGACATACAAACTACAGATCAAATCGCAAAATTTCTTAGTGACAAAGACAACCAAAAGTATCACTACAACTTCTGCGAATCAGAAGAATATAAAATTCCTAGCGGCAGCCTTAATCTTGACATAGCTTTAGGTGGAGGACTTCCTGGTGGCGCTCATAGATTTACAGGAATTAATGAAGGGGGCAAGACAAGCTGTGCTATGGCATTTGCTAGAAATTTCCAAAAACACTTCGGTAAAAAAGGTATGATTATATACATCAAAAGCGAAGGAAGATTTAGCCCCGAAATGATCGAAAGATCTGGCATTGATACTGATCCAGAAAAATTCTTTTGCTTTGACTGCAACATTTTTGAAAAGGTGTTTGAATTAGTGCGTGAACTTGTTTTTAATAATGACAATGATAAGAGGTATATGTTTATCATTGATAGCGTTGATGCGCTTTGTAGAGTAGGCGATATTGATAAACCATTTGCAGAAAGCGAACAGGTAGCAGGAGGAGCACTAATTACATCTGTCTTCTTGAAGAAGATGGTTTTACCAATTACAAAAATGGGACACACAATGATTTTAACGAGTCAAGTTCGTGTTGAAGTAGCAACGAATCCTTACGCAAGCAGAGGAGGTCCAAAAGTTAAACAAGCAGGAGGAAATGCAATCAAGCACTATGCAAATTTTATTTTAGAATTTGAAGAAAGATATAGTTCTGATTTAATTTTCAAAAACCCAACCGCAACAAAACTAGATGAGAAAGGTGAACCGATTGGACATTACTGCAAGATTCGCTTTAGAAAAAGCGTAAATGAAAAAACGGGATCCACAGTAAGATACCCTATTAAATATGGGCAAAAAAATGGAAAGTCAGTCTGGCGGGCCAGGGAAATTCTTGACATGCTATATCTTTTTAATTTAATAGATAAAAAAGGAGCCTGGATATCCGTATCAGAAGGTTTAATAACTGAATTAAAAGACAAAGACCTAGAGATTAATGAAAAATTTCAGGGAGAGCAAAGACTTATAGATTACCTAGAAGAAAACGAAGCTCTTGCAGACTTTCTTTACGAAGACTTCAAGAATTTAACTAATGCGCTTTAAAACTTTAACAGGCGCAGTCCGCACTGTTAAGAAAGCAAAAAAGCATTTGATAGACTGGGACGGGTCAAGTAGAAGCAAAATACAATTTAATGCAAAACAATTCTTAAAAAAGTACTGGAGCAATCATATTGTATTTGAAGAGTTTCCTGTCGCAGGAACCAAACTATCTCTCGACTTTTATAATGCTAATAAAAAAATAGCAGTTGAAGTGCAAGGAAAACAACATACAAAATATGTTCCATTCTTTCATGGCAAAAATAAAATCAACTACCTTAATCAATTAAAAAGAGATAGAGATAAATTGAAATTTTGTGAATTAAATGATATACAATTAGTTGAAATATATGACGGGGACGAAGTGAATGAGAAACTTTTCGAAAGTTTTGGTGTTATTTTGTAGTTAGTGTAATATATATTATATGAGTGACGACTTTATTGATCCAGAAAATTTATCGAGATTTAATTTGCCAGAAAGTATTCTTAGTCAACTATTTGAGTTCACAGGATCTAATTCAGGAGATAGCGGTTTTATACTATCTTTCGTAAACCAAGATGGACTTCCTTCAATTATAACAAAAGCTAATTCCCCAATAGTAGAAATGGGTTTAAGAAAAGCTTTAGAGCAATATTTAGAGCAGGTTTCTGCTCAAGAAATAGAATTAAATTTACCGCCTGAGTTCGGCGACGAAGAAACCCCTTGACTTTTTAAGTTTTCTGTGATACCATGTAAGAATGGTATATTCACACGAACTAGAACAACACTTAATTGCGGGTTTAATAAAATACCCAGAAAGCTATCCGCTAATAGCGGCGTTTATTGATCAAGACGATTTTTACGACAAGAACACAATCGTAAATAAAACAATCTTCTCTATCCTAAGGCATGCTTTAGAAGGAGGGGACGCCCTTGATGAAGTTATATTAACACAAAGAGTGCAAGCTCTTAATATTTCATTCGAGGATAATATTAACATCGCAGATTATATTAAAGCATTATCTATGCGACAAATCTCAAAAGAGGGGGTATTAAAAGCCGCGCAAGAACTAAAGAAAATTACGGTCAGAAGGGAGATACATAATGCATCCGTAGAAGTTGCAAAGAATATGAAAAATATGTCCCCCGGAGCAACCTTTGACGATATAGTAAGTGAAGCAGATAAAATATATAACGACAAAATAAATCTTTACGAAATTGGGTCGAATAAACCTGAAAATTTATTTGACGACATGGAAGACTTTATTGAAGAAAGAGGTAATAATCCTATTGATGAATTTGGATTGATGGGACCGCACCAAAGAGTAAACGAATTATATGGATCTTTATTTAGACCTGGAAATATTACTGTTGTAGTAGCTAGAGCTGGAGTGGGAAAAACTCAGTTTTGCATGGACTTCTGCACAAAAGTTTCAGCGCTTAATAGTAATGTTCCAATTTTACACTTTGACAATGGAGAAATGAGTAAAGAAGAATTAATAATAAGACAATGCTCGGCTTTGTCAGGCGTACCCATGCACTTGCTTGAAACAGGCAGATGGAGACAAGCTGGAGATGAAGTAATAGCTAAAGTCAGAAGCACATGGGCTAAAGTAAAAGATTTTAAATTCTACTACTATAACGTAGCTGGCCACAGTATAGACAGCATGCTTAATATTATTCGCAGGTTTTATTACTCTGAAGTTGGAAGGGGCAACTCAATGCTCTTTAGTTTTGACTATATTAAAACTACATATGAAAGGCAGGGCGGGGCAAGTAGCTGGGAAACGGTCGGCAGAATGGTTGATAAATTCAAACAATTAATACAAAAAGAATTATGCTTCAATGGAAAACCTACAGTTGCAATGCTTACAAGCGTACAAAGTAACAGGTTGGGTATCACCAATAATAGAAGCGCAGATAACGTTATTGACGATGAAAGTATAGTGTCTCTATCAGACCAAATAACCCAGTTTTGTTCTCACTTATTTTTATTGAGGCAAAAAACTATGGATGAAATTCAAGAAGAGCCAGAAAACTTTGGAACTCATAAATTAATATGCCTAAAGTATAGATGGCTGGGGAAAGAAGTTCACAGGGCGCTTCAGCCAGTAGAAATGCCAGACGGAAGCAAGAAAAAGAATTACATTAATCTTCATATGGAAAACTTCTCTCTAGAAGAAAGAGGTGACCTCCAAGATATGATAGACCACATGCAGTCCGCTGGAGTCGGAGCATTAATGGAGCTAGGGGAAGAGGTGCCGAATCTATAATGAACCCTGAAAAAATTAAAGACTCTCTTTTGCAATTAGGGTATAAACTAGCTGACCGCGGATCATATTGGCAAACAAATGCTTTATTCCGAAACGGTGACAATAAAACGGCTATTCAAATTTACAAAAATACAGGAGTTTGGAAAGACCACGTTCAAGACAGCTCTTTCTCTCCATTTAAAAGGCTTGTAGAAATAACACTTGGAACTAATGACCCTAATTCCGTAAAACAATATATAGAAGAAGATAATCTCGGATCTAATTATAATAAAGTAACATCCTCAGAAAAACTAGAAATGGAAGAAATATACCCAGAAAATTGCCTCGAAAGGCTACTACCTCATTATAAATTTTACAATGACAAAGGTATTTCAACGGAAACTTTGCAACATTTGAAATGTGGTTACGCAACAAGTGGCAAATTAAACAATAGATTTGTTTTTCCAATTTATAACGAATACAATCAAATTCATGGATTCTCCGGAAGAGATATGTATGTATCGGGAGATCGTCCGAAATGGAAGCATGTTGGCAGAAAGAAAGGTTGGATTTATCCATTATATGTAAACGAGAAGACTCGCGATGCAATCAATGAATCGGGACAGGTTATTTTTGTAGAAAGCATAGGCGATTTATTAAACCTACATGAGCACGGATATAATAATGTTCTCGTAACTTTTGGATTAGATGTATCAACAAAATTAATATGCTCAACATTATCATTAAATGTAAATCAAATAGTTTTATCTTTAAATAATGATATTAATTCTGACAGAAATAGAGGATTAGAAGCTAGTATTAAAAATTATTTAAAATTATTAAACTACTATGATCCAGAAAAAATTTGCATATGCTTACCTACTGCAAAAGATTTTGGAGATATGAATGATGAACACTTTAATAAGTGGCAAAATAAACTATCATCACTTGATACAAAAACACAACAATCTTTTATATTAGAAAAAATAAATCAAATACATAAATCATTGCCAAAGACTTTATTAAAAAACAAAAAAATCATAAACAATGAGTGAACTAACAAAGCTTTCGGCAAGTAGAATTAAAACTGCACAAACATGTAGCTGGACTTATTGGTGCAATTATAAATTAAAACTTCCTGACTCAGGAAACGATGGATCAAGTAGGGGAACAATTTGCCACAATGTATTCGAGCTCCTCGGAGACAAACACAAACGCGAATATAATAAAATAATAAAAGACGGAACAATCTGGAACACTAAAGTTGTTGCATCTCAAGTCAAAAAAGAAGCCGAAGAACTTAATGTCAACGATCAAGAAAACCTTGATTTGATTGACGAAATGATTGTTAATGGATTACGATGTGATTTTTTTGGGGATGAAAACGAAAAACCTGCACTGGCAGAATCAGAACGCTTTTTTGATCTAGAAATTGACAAGCCTGAACTAGGAATAAAATACGCAATTCGCGGATATATCGACAAGCTATTCGTATACAAAGACAATTCAGTAATCATTCGAGACTTTAAAAGCAGTAAATCCGTATTTAAAGGAAAAGAAATAACAGACAATTTACAAAATCTGATATATTGCCTAGCAGTAAAACATTTAATGCCAGAAACAGAACCTCAAAGTGAATTTTTATTTTTACGCTTCGACCTCGAAACAGACCTTTTAGGAAGCACAGGTAAGGGTCGATTAAAAATGGACAAAATTAGCGATGAAGAATTGGAAGGTTTTGAGTATCAATTAACACAATTCCAAAACTACCTTGACAATTTTGATGAAGAATCTGCAAAAAGCAACCTTGCCGCAAAACAAGATTACCCTAAAGACGGAACTTTTGGCGGCCCTCTTGCGTGTGGAAAAGATGGCTATAAAATGTCTCGAGGGCAACCCGTTTTAGATAAAAATGGAGAACCAATAGTCGCATTCATTTGTCCATTTAGAAAGCCTCGAGAATATTGGGCCCTAAAAGATTCTTCTGGGAATCTAAAAAAAACAGCGTTTATTGAAAATAAACACGAACTTGAAGTTGAAGAAGGTGATAAAATTATTAAAATGAAATACGATGGATGTCCCCACTGGCAAAATAAACAGAAATTAGATGACTTTTTAGATGGTTAAAACAATAACGGCAACAGGAATAATTGTTAAATTTGGAAACCTAGCCCTACTAGGCAGAAGGTCTAAAGATTGCCAAAGCTTAAATGGCTATTGGTCAATGCCTTGTGGTATGATAGACCCAGGAGAAACTCCGCTTGAAGCGGTTAAAAGAGAATTTTTTGAAGAGACAGATATTAAACTTTTCACAGAAATAAAACCACTGACAACTTTTGAGATGGAAGATGGAAATTATTTTCAAGTTTTTTATACAGAAATTGAATCACTCATATATCCGAGTGAAAAAGCAAAAGATGCGTTAGAACATGATGAGTGGGGGTTCTTTCGTATAGATAACAACACACTCCCAAATCCAATAACAAAACAAACAAAAAAATCAATTTTAATGTTAAAATGAAAAAAATTATAGTAACAGGAGTAACCGGACAAGACGGCAGTCACATGGTTGACTATTTATTAAAGCATACGGACTATGAAATATATGGAGCCGTTCGAAGATTAAGTGTTAAAAACCACGAGAATATTTTGCACTTAGAAAACGAACCGAGGTTTAAGCTGATCAACATGGACCTAAATGATGCGCATAGTATGCGTGATGTAGTAATCGATCTGCAACCTGATTATTTTATCAATTTTGCAGCTCAGTCTTTTGTTGCAGGAAGCTGGGATTACCCGATTCAAACATGGGACACAGATGCAGATGCAGTGCTTCATATTCTCGAATCAATTCGAAGATTTGCTCCAAACTGTAGATTTTATAACGCTGGATCCTCTGAAGAATTTGGAGATGTAATTTACAGCCCTCAAGATGAAAAACACCCCCTTAGACCTCAGAGTCCATATGGCGCAGCTAAATGTGGAGCGAGACACTTAGTCAGAGTTTACAGGGAATCATATAATTTATATGCAGTTCAAGGTTGGCTTTTTAATCACGAAGGATCTCGAAGAGGTTTAGATTTCGTAACTCGAAAAATTAGCAACTCCGTTGCAAGAATTAAGCTCGCAATCGAAAATAAAAAACCAATTCCAGTTTTAAAACTTGGCAATCTTGAAGCGAAAAGAGATTGGAGTGATGCAGAGGATTTTATGGAAGGGGTTTGGTTAATGCTAAACCAAAAAACACCCAAGAATTATGTCTTGGGTAGTGGCGAAATGCATACAGTAAGAGAATTTTTAAATAAAACACTTGAATATGCAAATATTGATTTTACATCCTCTGGATCAGAAGATAATGAAAAATATCACACCTTAGATGGAGAGTTGATTTTTGAAGTTGATCCAAAATTTTATCGACCTGCAGAAGTTCACGAATTGTGTGGAGATTGTAGTCTTGCAGAAAATGAAATGGGATGGACGCGAAAAACTGATTTTCAAGGCCTAGTTCGCAAGATGTATCAAAATGATTATATGCAATTAAGTAGATGAAAGAAAAGAAAATTTTTGTAGCAGGCCATAATGGAATGGTCGGCTCAGCCGTTCTTAAACATTTAACTAAAAATGGTTATAAAAATTTATTAACAAAAACTCGCAGGCAACTTGACCTAACGAAACAAAAAGATGTAGAGTCTTTTTTCTGCCGCGAAAGACCTGATGCAGTTATTATCTGCGCTGCAAAAGTTGGAGGCATTCTTGCCAATAACACATATCGCGCAGACTTTATATATGAAAATTTACAAATAGCAAGCAACATTATACATTCCTCCCACAAGCTTAATGTACAAAAATTAATCAATTTAGGCAGTTCATGTATTTACCCTAAAGACGCAGATATACCAATTGTAGAAGAAAGTTTATTAACTGGAGTATTAGAAAAAACAAATGAACCATATGCAATTGCAAAAATAGCAGCAATTAAATTATGTGAAAGTTATTATGAGCAATATGATAGAAATTTTTATTCAATTATGCCTTGCAATATGTATGGGCCGCGAGATAACTTTGATCTAAAAAGTTCGCATGTTCTTCCTGCGCTAATTAGAAAAGTTCATGAAGCGAAAGAAAATGGCGCGAAAACGATTGAAGTTTGGGGTTCAGGGAAACCGTTGCGGGAATTTTTATATGTCGATGATTTGGCAGAAATGTCGACACGTTGTCTAGAATCTGTCGATGCAATCGACGTATACGAACAAGGAATCTCTCACCTTAATTGCGGATCTGAAGATGAAGTCTCTATTCTTGAATTAACAAATATAATACAAGATGTCGTCGGCTATACTGGCGAGATTGTTTTCGACAGCTCAAAGCCTGATGGCACTTACCGAAAAAAAATGAACAATAGTCGAATGATTAGCATGGGGTGCGTACCAAAACATACATTAAAAGAAGGGTTAGGAAAAACATACAAATGGTACTTAGAAAATAAACAAAAATTTGTGTAATAAATAGCTATGGAAAACGAATCAAATTCTGCAAAACGTCCCGGACCGAAAAGTTCGGCTCAAACTCCAGCGAAAAAATCCGAGCAAAAAAAGGGTTCAAGTAAAAACAAGCCAGGTAGTGCTGCCGAAAAAGGAAGTGAAATTACTTTTTCTGATCGCGTGCTTGAGTCGCTCAAGATGAAAGTGAAAGAGCATAACTCAAAATCTAGCAAAAAAGTTACTTTATCTCAGCTCAAAAAAATATATAGACGTGGTGCAGGAGCATTTTCCTCAAGCCACAGACCTGGCAAAAGCAGGGGTCAGTGGGCAATGGCTAGAGTTAATATGTTCCTTAAAATGGTTCGCGGCGGAAAAGTAAAAGATAGCTACAGAAAAGCAGATCAAGATGTAGCAAAAGCTTCTGCGGCAGTTATGATTGATGATGGAATTAGAGATGAAATGAATCTCTTTACCGAAGAAGACTTTATTGCTGCAAAATTAGATATTCATAATTATCAACTTCAAGAAGATCCAGAATTTACAGATGAAATGTGGAGCACAATATTTATTGATGTGGATAAACTTGGCTTTGAAGAGTATGTTGACGAAGAAAGCTGGGCTGCAGAAGCTAATAAAGGTAAAAAATTAAACAAGCCATTTCGCACTCCAGGTGGACCTAAAAAGTTTTCTGTTTATGTTAAAAACGAAAAAGGAAATGTTGTTAAAGTAAACTTTGGCGACCCAAATATGGAGATTAAGCGCGATGATCCAGGTCGCCGCAAGAATTTTAGAGCTCGCCATAATTGCGCAAATCCAGGGCCAAAAACAAAAGCCAGATATTGGAGTTGCAAAATGTGGAGTAAAAAAAGCGTCACAAAGATGACGAAAGGTGAAGAAGTTGAATCAGAGGACGAATCAGAAGCTGGCCTGTGGGACAATATCCGCGAAAAGAAAAAACGCATGGGTAAAAATTACAAGCCAGCAAAACCAGGCAGCAAAGATCGCCCAAGTAAAAAAGCTTGGAAAAAAGCTCAATCTGCAGACGAAGAAAAAGATTTTGAACCCCACATGATGTATGATCCAAAAACAGGAAAAGGTGTTGAAGCAAAAACATACAAAGATCATCTAGCATTAAAAGAAAAAGGTTATACTCACAAAAAACCTGCTGAAGGCGGGCATCACGAAAAAAAATAAGTCATGGCAGGTGCACAAAGTTTTAATAAAACATTACTAACAACAAGTAATAATCATGTCAACAATAGACACAATAGCAAATAGACCAACATCAGGAATGGCAGCGGGAGACGCGTACTTTGAAACATCAAGTGATAAAATCGTTGTGTGGACCGGCACTGCTTGGACAGAAATCGCTTCAGATAATGCGCCTGCTAGCTTTACTAATACTTACAGCGTAAACTTTGACGGTACGAATGATTATGTAGAGTTATCAGCTGCTCCTTCCACCGATTTTAATTTTGGTACTGGAGAGTTTGGTCTAAGTATGTGGGTAAATGCTATTAATGGTTTCAATGGAACATACTGTGGCGTTTTAGGTAATTACAATAGTGCAGCTAGTAGTTGGCAAGTATTTGTGGGAACTGCGGGGCTTCAAGTATGGAATGGTGCTTTGTATGGTGGGGGTTCTTTATCCACTAATACATGGTATCACCTTGTTGTTGAGCGTACTTCAGGTGTTCTAAAGACATATATTAATGGATCACAAAACACTTCTAATAATGTTACAAGCTCGTACGCAGCTGCTACAAACTCAAGTACTTGCATTGGTGGGTATCCTGCGAATCGAGCACAGCCTCGTTGGAAAGGTTTAATTGATGAAGTAGCTATTTTTAACTCAGGTCTTTCAGCCTCCGATGTAACAGATATGTACAACTCAGGAGTACCAACAGACATATCCTCATTAAATCCAATAGGTTGGTGGAGAATGGGAGACAATGATGGAGGCACAGGCTCTACTATCACGGATCAAGGTAGTGCTGGTAACAACGGCACACTTACTAATGGCCCAACCTTCTCAACCGACGTACCTTCTTAATAATTATGAGCGATAGACAATATGTTATAATAAACGCTGCTGATGTTTCCACCGTCAACTTTGATGACGTGCTTGAGACTTCCGCAGATACACTAAGATACAATGTAGCAGGGGATAAAACCTTTGTTAAATATGAAGGAACAAAACCTTCTTTTTTGGCCAATAAAGAATCATTGAATCATTCTCAAATCCTCGAAATTCTCTCGAGCGACGAATGGACAAATACAGAAAACCTTTCAAGCAATGAGTAAAATAACAATAATAAACGACGCAGAACAAGCTGCGTTAGTTTCTAATAACGCTGTAACCGCAGGAAAGTTTTATTTAAAAGCGGAGGGATCCACTAATGCAGGAGATCTAGTTATATACAACGGTTCTGCCTGGAAGAGATTTGCTAATGACGCTCCTGCTGGTTTTAATAACACATACAGCGTAGAATTTGATGGCAGTGATGACGGTTTCAATATTCCACACAATACTGATTTTAACTCAGGAGAGCATACTATTTCCCTTTGGTTAAAAGCTAGTAGTTTTGGTGGTTATAGAAATTTAATTGCTAAAGATGTAAATGCTTCTAATGTTACTTTTAGAATAATGCTCGATGGAAACAAAGTGATTTATTATAATGGTTCAATTTTTACAAACACCACCACCACTTTAAGTACTGGTACATGGTATCATATTGCAGCTTCGCAGAGTAATACTAACAACAGCCTCGTAATTTATATTAATGGAGTAGCACAAAGTTTTACTAATCCAAGTAATTCTAATACTAGTAATACTGCTGATGTATTAGTTGGGCAGTGGAATTCTAGTTATTACTTTGCAGGTTTAATTGATGAGGTTTCTTACTTTGATTCCGTTCTATCTGCATCTGACATTTCCACATTACGAGGTGGAGCATCATCAGGGTCGCTTGGTGAGCCAGTAGATATATCGTCACTTAATCCTGTTGGTTGGTGGCGTATGGGAGATAATAACTCAGGTAGCGGCACTACTATAACAGACCAAGGTAGCGGAGGTAACGACGGTACACTCACTAACGGACCTACCTTCTCCTCTGATGTTCCTTCCTAACCCTTAATAATAATAATTATGAGCGATAGACAATATGTTATAATAAACGCTGAAGATGTTTCTACCGTCAACTTTGACGATGTGCTTGAGACATCAGCAGATACACTAAGATACAATGTAGCAGGGGATGAAACCTTTGTTAAATATGAAGGAACGAAACCTTCTTTTTTGGCTAATAAAGAATCATTGAATCACTCTCAAATTCTAGAAATTCTTTCGGGAGAAGAGTGGACTGAAGCTGTAAGCTTTGAATGATAAACAAATTAGTTTGCCTTGTATTCAATAGATAGTAAAGATAGAGTTGTTTTAATACTATCTCATTTTTGGACCCCAATTAATATAACAACTGCCAAAGAAGGTATAAGAAAGCTTATATCTTGCGGCTCTATATCTAGAAAAGATCAATCTGTAAAATGTTTATCTCAATCAGGGGAACCTTTAAATTGGGAAGAATGGATAAATCCTCAACGCGCAACATATTATGAACATCAACCCTTCTTAACTTCTTCTAATAAATTATATCCTGTACCAACAATATTATTAACAACATCTAAATGGGTATATCAAACAAAACAAAAACCAAATTTAAGATATTTATATAAAAGATATAAAGGAAGATGTCAAATATGTGGAGATAAATTTGATATGAAAGATATGACGATTGAACATATCTACCCAAAAAGTAAAGGTGGCACAAAAGAGAGTCATAATGTCACGCTAACATGTCAACCGTGCAACTGCAAGAAAGCCGCGATTTATCCATATAAAAATTATAAAGGCGAAGAGCTAGGCCCTTCAAATCCGTATCCTTTCTTTCATGCCTTTCAAAATTGCCGCCCTGAATGGAGACCTTTTTTGTTTAAAAATTAATTGGCACATTGTTTGCAAATTATAGATTAATTTTAATCTCAACCAAAGGAAACAATATGTCATTCTATTTTAAAAACAATCACAACAAACAAAGCACGCTTGATAGTTTATTCTCTGAATTATTATCCTTCGATTCATATGATGAGCTTCCAGCTCCTTCTAATATTATATCTAATGATGAAAGCATAGAAATTCATCTACAGGCTCCAGGAATACCAAAAGATAAAATTCAAATTGATTTTCAAGGTAATCTGTTAAAGGTATCTCACGAACCACAAGAAGAAAAAGATAAACCTTCATATATCCAACAACAAATATTTAATGATGGATTTAAAAACTCATTTAAAATGCATACAGAAGTTGATGAAAAAAACATATCTGCCACAATGGACAATGGTATATTAAAAATAAAAATTCCTCGCAAAAAAGAAAAAACAAAAAGCAGAATAAAAATAACTTGACATTTATATAATAATAAGTTATTATCTACAGTTTTAAAATTATGAAAACAAAAATACTAACAGTAGCCGCGCTTTCAGCGGTATTTCTTATCAACGCAGCTTTCGCAGCAACAGGCTCTCTATCCCTGGGTTATGGCTCAGATTTCTTTCGAAGAGGTTCGCTTCTATCAAAAGATTCATTTCAAGCAGGAGCTTCCTATTCCACAGAGATTCAGGGACTTACTGCGAGCACAAACGTTCAGACGGCGCACGGCAATGAAAACCTAGAAGATGCATACATCATCTCTGGCGGGCTAGCCAAGAAAATGGGTTCCATGTTAACCGTGTATGGCGGACTTGAGCACGCGGAGTCTCTCGGAGGAGCAAGTGAACTTGATGCAGTAATCGCGGTATCCATTGATACATTTTTATCGCCCTCTATTTCGGCCGCAAGAAATGTAGATGAAGATTTGTATACATTTGAGCTTAATGTATCTCATGATTTAGACTTAAAGTTTGCGACTTTATCAATCAATGGTTCTGTAGGTAATACTGACACCCGATCTGTAGATAATCTAGATTACTATTCTATTGGGCTAGGTTTATCAAAAGAACTTCAAAAGGGTTTGACTCTTTCTGTTAATGGGGACTTCGTAGATTCTTCGTTAATTGAAGATGATTTTTTAATTGGAGCGTCTCTGACTGCTTCGTTTTAATATAGTAGTTATAGTCAATCACACTCGCCGCCTCAGAAATGGGGCGGCTTTTTTGTTTTTGAATAACTTGCTAAAAGTGTAATATCATTATATGAACACGAATCTCAAAAATATAGATGAACTTGGCAGGCGCGAGTTTATTGCTCATGCAGCAAAAGCCTGTCTTGGAGTAGGCCTTATGCCTATGGCTGGAAGTTATATTCATAATGATGTTAAAGCGTTACAACCTGGAGCTAGGATTGCGAAAGCAAGGCACGTAATTTATTTAAATATGTCTGGAGCAATGTCTCATATAGATACATTTGCTCCTAGGCCAGATGCCCCAGAAATTCAAGGTGATTTAAAATCAATATCTACAAGCGCAGACGGAATTATTCTATCTGAGAATTTACCAAAAACTGCAAGGTTAATGCATCACGCTTCAATTATTAAAACAATGAGTACCAGTCAAGGCGCTCACATGCAAGCGAGCTACCTTATGCAAACAAGTTATCTTAAAAGAGGAACAATCGTTCATCCCACATTTGGAAGCTGGGTATCTAAACTTTCTGGTGCAATAAATAATACTATACCAATGAATGTAAAAATCGGTGGAGGCGGCGGAGGAGCAGGTTTTTTAGAGTCTAAATATGGAGCGCTGCCAATAAGCAACGCAAGAAATGGACTTGCAAATAGTAAACTTGCACCTTATATTGATCAAGAGCATTTTGGTAGCAGAATGTCAATGGTTAATGCATTAAATTCAGATTTCTCAAAATCATATCCTCATAAAAAAGTAAGAGCTTATGGAGATTTATATAAAGATGCAATTAAATTAATGAATAGTCAAGATTTATATGCTTTTGATATTAGTAAAGAACCAGAATCCATGAACGAATTATATGGTAATACTAATTTTGGACAGGGATGCTTATTAGCTAGAAGATTAATAGAAAATAAAGTGAGATATGTAGAAGTGTCTAGAGGTGGATGGGATACGCATGATAATAACTTCGAAAGAGTTGCTACAAATTGTGCGGATATTGACCAAGCTTTAAGTGGCCTACTTATTGATCTAGAGCGAAGAGGGTTACTCAATGAAACTTTAGTTGTTTTAACATCGGAATTCGGCAGAACTCCAAAAATAAATGGCAGAAACGGAAGAGATCATTGGCCGTATTGCTTTAGCGCTTTTCTTGCCGGAGGCGGAGTTAAGGGCGGATTTTCTTTTGGTCAAGTCGATGACCAAGGAAGAAATCCCACAGAAGGTAAAGCAGTAAAACCAGAAGACTTAAATGCTACAATAGCTTATGTTCTTGGTTTATCTATTAATGATGTTCAATATTCTCCTTCTGGCAGACCTTTTACTATCGCACATAAAGGCGAACCTTTGTTTGATATTATTGCATAAAAAAGCCTCCCGAAGGAGGCTTCTTTAATTACCAAATAATAAAATTAAAAATCATCTTCAAGAGAACCGCTTTGCTGGTATTCTCTAACTCTTCGTTCAAAGAAATTGCCCATTGCTTGAACATCAACAACCTCACTAAGCCAAGGAAAAGGATTTTTATCGCTAGGAAAACGATAATCTAAACCAATACCTTCTAGCCTTCGATTGCCAATATAGTGCATATATTCTACAAACATATCTGCATTTAACCCAAGTATACCTGTAGGAAGAACATCGTGTGCGTAAGCTATTTCGAGCTCAACAGCCTTTTTCATATGCTCAACAAATTCCTGTTGTATTTCTTCTGTCCAGATCTCAGGATTTTGCTCGATTAAAGTATTAATTAGATATGTACCAAATGCAATATGAGAACTTTCATCGCGAAGAGTATATTTAATTTGATCAGAAATTCCTTGAAGTTTATTTTGTCTACCAAGAGCAAGAAGCATTGCAAACCCACTAAAGAAAAATGTACCTTCGCATACAATCCAATAAGTAAGAAAGTTCCTTAATAATTCCTGTTTACCTTCTACAGTTTCTGTAGAAAAATCTTGACGGCTAATATCATTAGTGATTTCCATTAAGAAGTCATCTTTGGCTTTAATACTTGGAACCGTTTCGTATGCAGCGAATACCTCTTCAATATCAAGGTCTAAGCTATCGCAAACATATACTACCGTAAGGTTGTGAAGACTTTCTTCAAACGCTTGACGAAGGATGTATTGGCGGCACTCAGCGTCCGTAATAAATCTAAAGGCACTAAGCAAAAGATTATTACCAACCAAAGACTCAGATCCAGCAAAAAACCCAAGACAGCGTTTAACAAGTAATTTTTCATCTTCTGTAATTTCATCATTTTTCCATTGTTTAATATCATTTTGCATACTTATTTCAGTAGGCATCCAGTTATTTGCACAACTTTTTAAAAATAAGTCCCATGCATATTTATGTTTATGAGGTAAGATTCGGTTTACACCAGCTATGTTTTGTGTGAGAAGTTCTCCTGTTTTATCATTCATATAAGTTTATAGTATCAAATTATTATAACGAAGTCAACATTAAATTAGATCAAAATTACTGACAACTTTCGCAGGTGCCACCATTTTTCATAGCCTCAATACTGCAAGCTGTAGCTTCGGCAGATTTACTATCGCTCGTATGAGATTTCTCCACCTTAGAAGCTGCACGATTTCGCAGGTAATAAGTTGTTTTTAATCCTGCCTCCCAGCAAGCCATATAAACATCATTTAAATATTTCAGTGAAGTAGATTTATTATACAAATTAAAACTAACTGCTTGATCTATCCATTTTTGACGAGCAGCATTACATTCAATCAATTTAAACATATCACGATCAAATGCCGTTTTATATTTTTCTTTTAATTCGGCAGGAATATCTCCATTTAATAAAGACAAATCTCCATCAACGCTTTTCACAAGCTGGGCTATTTCACTATTCCAAAGCCCTGCATTCTTCATGTCATCAATAAAATGTTGATTGGTAATAAAGAAGTTACCGCTCTTGTTTTCATAAACAAAAAGCACAGAGAAATTAGGCTCTATACTCTGCTCAACTCCGTTAATATATCCAATCGTAGCAGTTGGGGCGATAGCCATGACATTACTATTTCTCATTCCATTTTCAGCAATGCTATTTCTAACCACGCTCCAATCTAAAGAAGAAGAGTTATTCGCGCTTTTACCTTTGTATTTCATTAAATCAGCATATGAATCCATAGGTAGTTTATCCTGACTCCATAGAGAGCCCTCAAATGTATCGTATTTGCCCTTTTCTTTTGCTAGTTGAGAGCTTGCTAGGATTGAGTGATAAGAATAAAATTCGAATAACTTATCATTAAACTCTACAGCTTCATCACTATCAATATTAATATTCATTCTATGACATACATCATGCAATGCCATCATACCCAAACCAATAGGACGATGTTTTAAATTACTATTTTCTGCCTCTTTAGTTGGATAAAAATTAAGATCAACAACACTATCTAAAGCCCTAATAGCAGTATGTATTGTATTTTCTAATTTATCATAATCTAAAGTATTATCATCTTTTAAATGATTCAATAAATTAACAGAACCAAGATTACAAACCGCAGTTTCTCCAACTTTAGTTTTTTCTCCTTTTGTATATTCAGATGCTTTTGTATGAAGAGTGATTTCTGTACAAAGATTACTGCTATGAACTACGCCTTCGTGCTGGTTGGTATAACGAATATTGCATGGATCTTTAAATGTGTTCCATGGATGCGAGGTCTCAAATAATACCTTGAGCATCTTTTTCCATAATTCTTTTGCGGGAGTTACTCTATAATTCTTAATTAAACCCTCTTCTGCTTTATCGCAAAGCTCATTGTATTTTTTATCAAATTCTACACCGAAACAATCATGCAGATTAGCTTCTCTAGGATCAAAGAAATACCAAGCATCTTCATTTTGAACGCGACGCATAAATTCATCAGGCACCCACGACGCAGTATTCATATCGTGACAACGCAAACGATCATCTCCAGTGTTTCTTCGAAGATTAAGAAAGTCCTCAAAGTCTAAGTGCCAAGGCTCAAGATATGCGCATCCTGCTCCTGGACGTTTTCCACCCTGATTTACTGCTACCAAAAGGTCGTTATAAATCTTTAGCCACGGAACAAGTCCGCTAGAGATACCATTTGTACCCTCAATGTGTGAACCTGTGGAACGAAATGGAGTAACATCAAGACCTAATCCGCCTGCATATTTACTTTTTCTAGCTTCTTGCCAAGCGCCATCAAAAATACCATCAATACTATCATCAAAAGTATTAAGGTAACAACTGCTCAATTGAGAACGAGCTGTTCCACTATTAAACAATGTGGGAGTTGAAGAAGTATATAAAAATTGGCTAAACATATCATAATACTTGATAGCCCACTCTTCTTTATTTTCTTCATTTAGCGCAAGACCCATGGCAACACGCATCCAAAAACTTTGCGGAGCCTCCATGATTTTATCATCTTCACGAATAAAGTATCTGTCTGTTAAAATTTGAATCCCAAGATATTTAAAAGAATTGTCGCGACGAATACGAATTGCCTCAGAAAGCTTGCCTAGATCATACTCTAGCATTCGCTCGTTAAGTCTGCCGCTTTTAACGAGTTTTTTAATGCCCTGAATAAAGCTCTTACGATACTGAAGTTTGAATGCGTCACTATCAACGCCTTCTTTGAATACCTCTTTATATACTGTATTTAATAGTAATCGAGCCGCGGCGGAACTATAATTAGGTTCCTTCTCTATCTTTTCACGAGCGCTTAATATAAGTGCGGTATCGATTTCTCGGGTGGTAATTTTATCAAATAACTGAAGCTGAGCATCGAGAACAATTTCGCTCACAGAAACATCTGCAACGCCTTCGCAAGCTCGCTCTACATTAGTATTTATTTTCTCGACTCTAAAGTCTTGAAGACGACCATTTCTTTTTTTTACTTTTATATCCATATTGTGTTTAACATATTAACATTTTAGGGGTGAGATGTCAATGCGATTTTCTGTCTGTGAACAACTTTTGCTGCTTGACATCATGAATGTTTTTTGATAAAATAGTTGGCATGTTACCATTATTTAAAAGCCACTACTCTATCGGCAAAAGTATATTGACGCTGGATGATCCAATTACACATAAAGAAGGTGGATCAGATAGTATTTTTAGTATTGCCGTAGAAAATAACCTAAAAGAAGTTGTCCTTGTAGAAGATTCCCTCACAGGTTTCCTTCAAGCAAAGAAAAATGCAGATAAATTAAATTTAAAGCTCGTTTTCGGGCTTAGAATTGACATGAGAGAAAATGCAGGAATTGATCCAAAAGAGGAACCTACTAATAGCGCGCATAAAATAATCATTTTCGCAAGAGATTCTGTTGGATGCAAATTGCTAAATAATATATATAGCGAAGCATTTACAAAAAATCATAACTGCGTAGATGAAAAAACGCTTAAAAAACACTGGAAAAAGAAACATCTTATTTTAGCTATTCCATTTTATGATAGCTTTATATATAATAATTTAATGAAATTTTCTAATTGCACACCAAGCTTTAGTTTTTGCGATCCAGTTTTCTTTATTGAAGACAATGGCTTACCTTTCGACAAATTTATTGAAGGAAAAGTAAAAGAATATGCCTCGAAAAATACAAATAAAACAGAATATACAAAAAGTATATACTATAAAAATAAACAAGATGTATCCGCACTTCAAACTTACAAGTGCATTACAGGAAGAACTTTCGGAAATAAAACATTAAGTAAACCAAATTTAGATCATTTTGGAAGCAATGAGTTTTGCTTTCAAAGCTGGAAGGAAAAAAATGAAAGAATCACTGCTTAGATTTAAGAAAAATCAAAAATACCTACTGTTCGATTATGAGACATGCAATTTAAATCTTGTTTCTCATAATAAGCCTTGGCAATTAGCGTTTCTAGTGATAGAAAACAATAAAATCGTAGAACAAAAAGATTATTGGCTAAAATGGGAAACACTGAATGTATCTCCTGATGCCGCAAAAATCACAGGTTTCACAGAGGCCAAATACAAAAAGAAAGCATCTTGCCCAAAAGCGGCCTTGGAGCATTTCGAGAAGTATTTGTACGATGATAGTTATATTAAGGTTGGACACAATCTATTAGGTTTTGATGTTTACATGCACAATCTCCACAGAAAACTAGTTGATAAAAACGCGGAATCAGATTTTAGTTATACAGAAAATCTCGTAGATACATTATGCTTAGCTAAGGCGCTAAAGAAAAGAATTCGTTTGGATAAAGATGACGACTTTCTTGCTTGGCAATATAGGTTAAACCATCTTATTGAGCGAGGTTTAAGCTGCAATCTCAAGCAGTGCTGCAAGGATTTTGATGTAGAATTTGACGATAAAAAGCTACATGATGCATTGTATGATATTAATGTTAACTTTGAGGTGTTTAAAAAAATGATATGGGAAATAGAAATATGAGCGAATTTACAAATAACTTTACAAATTACGAAGACTGTGTTCCTGCAGGAGTTCGTCTTCCAAATATTAAAATTGAAAATAAGTATTATAAGATGCTTGAGGCATCTCCAGATATATCCAACTTCGACTTTCTTAGAAAATTATGTCATAAAGGAGTATACGATAGAGGAATCGATAAATTCGACAATAAGAAAGAATACTTTGAAAGAGCAAAATCAGAATTATCTATTTTAGATGAACTTGGATTTATAGATTATATTTTATTAAATTGGGATATATTAAATTATTGCCACGAAAATGATATTCCTACTGGTCCAGGCAGAGGATCTGCGGCAGGATCTCTTGTTTTGTATTTAATTGGAGTAACAAATGTTGACCCTGTTAAGTATAATTTATTCTTTGAGAGATTTGTATCAAAAAGCCGTGCGAGAAAGATAGAAAAAAATGGCATAACTTATCTTGATGGAAGCTTGCTTGCAGATGTGGATAACGACATCGCCTACGAAAGACGCGCCGAAGTGATCGATTATATCGATAAAAAGCATCCAGGAAGAACTGCGAAGATACTAACCTTAAATACATTAAGCGGAAAACTTTGCATAAAAGAATGTGGTAAGATTGTTGGAGAGTTTTCTGAGCAAGAGGTAAATGAAATCAGTAATACTATTCCTAAAAAATTCGGGGTTGTAGTACCCCTTAAAACAGCATTGGAAGAAAGCGAAAAGTTTGTCGATTGGTCCGCAAACAATGCAGAAGTTTTTAATATAGCTTTAAAACTAGAGGGGCTAAACAAAAACACAGGAGTTCATCCTAGCGGCATAGCTATATCTTTCGATAAAATGACGGACATTTGCCCTATTCAAACATCAAATGATGGAGCGTTAGTTACTGGGTACGATATGAATTGGGTTTCAGAGCTCATGGTTAAGTTTGATATTCTTGGATTGAGGACTTTGAGTGTTATTTATGATGTCTGCAAGAGCATAGGTATTGATTGCGCAGATATTGATCTTAATGATGATAAAATTTATAAGCCCCTGCAATCCTTGAATGCGCCTCATGGACTATTTCAATTAGAGTCTGATACAAACTTCAGGGTTTGCAAGAAAGTCAAGCCTGGCAATCTAGAGGAGTTAAGCGCTGTTGTGGCTATTGGAAGACCTGGAGCTTTAGAATTTCTTGGTGATTACGCAACATATATAGAAACGCAAGAAGCTCAAGTAATTCATGAATTCTTTACTGATGTATTAGATTATACGGGAGGAATTCCATTGTATCAAGAGCAGTTAATGCAGATGGCTGTTAAGGTTGGCTTTACACTTGACGAAGCAGAACAATTAAGAAGGATCGTTGGAAAGAAAAAAGTAGATCAAATGCCTGCTTGGAAAGCTAAAATCGAAGATAAAATAAAAGAAAATAAACTTTCGCCAGAAATTGGAGATATACTTTGGGGAGTCGCGGAGGATAGTGCAAACTATTCGTTTAATAAATCTCACTCGATTAGTTATTCTGTACTTGCGGCGTGGACGACATATCTAAAGTTTAAATACCCTCAACAGTTCTTTCTATCTTTGCTCAAAATGACCAAATACGAACCTGCACCACAGGAAGAAATAGCGAAGGTCTCTAAGGAATTATCTTTCTTTGGCATAAAGCTTTTATCCCCTGATCTTGCTAAATCCGGAATGGATTTTTCGATTGAAGGAAAAGATATTAGATTTGGATTAAATAGTATCAAAGGGGTAAGTGAGAAGTCCTTGCAATCCCTTAGAGATTTCAGGTCAAGCCAAACTCCAACAAAATACGATATCTTTTTGGCCGCGAAGCAGGCTGGATTAAATATTGGTGTTCTTAGCGCTTTAATTCAAGCAGGAGCATTAGAAAGTAAAGGTTCTAATAGATCATTGATGGTATTGGAAGCTCAAGCATTTAATTTATTAACCGATAGAGAAAAAAGAAATTTTATTCTTTTGGGGGAAAAATATGAATTCAAACTCTTAAACTGCATAGCAGATGCAAAAAAGGGAGATCTGGTTGGAGATGACGGAAAACCCCTAATGAAAGAATCTAGATTTAAAACATTCAAGAAAAAATATGATATATATAAATCAATTTATGACAAAAATAAACAATACGAAAGCTTTGCGAACTGGTATTTTGAAACAGAATTACTTGGCTACAGCCATAGTTCTAACTTGAAAAGCTGTTTTATTGATAGCTACAATTCATTAAAAGACTCTAGAGATTTAAGAATAATGGAGGCAGATGACAAAGGAAAATTCATTGGAGTAGTAGAAGATTGCATCAAAAGAACATCCCGTAATGGAAATAAATACATGAAACTTTCTATTACAGACGAGTTCGGCAAATACGATGCCATGCTTTTAAACTCAAGAAGAGGTAATTTTTATGACAAGTATTTTGAGGCAAAAAATAAAACTCCCGTTAAAAAAAGCATAATTGTTGCATATGGCAGGAAAGGAGAAGATATAGTTTTTCTAGACTCATTAAATATTATGGATGAAAAGATCTACATGAAAATGTCAGACGTTAAATAATTTAGAGTGTAAATCAATGAAGATGACTCCAAAACCTAATTTTACGCCGAGAGCGCAACAAGCAATTACTGAAGCGAAAAAAGCCGCCAAAAAGTATGGCAATGAATATGTGACACTAGACCACCTATTCTTTGGCATGGTCAACTTAAATGCTGGAATTTTAACAGAAATACTATTTTTATTACAAATTGATCAAGAATCATTAAAGGAAAAAGTAGAAGATTCTTTTTTTACATTATCAAGCGAAGAAACTCACTCTTTTATTCCAGACGATATTGATCCTATATATGACGAACACTTTCATCTTGTACTAAAGGTTTCCGCTTCAATCGCGGACAAACTTGGGCATGAATATGTAGGCATAGAACATATTTTACTTGCATTATTAAAATACGAAGAATCTAATATTCCAGATTACTTTGAATCTTTTAATGCCACAGAAAATGATATCATTTCAGAAGTAAGAGAATATCTACATTTATCAAAAGAGCATAAATCTCCAACAAAGAAAAAACCAAAACTTTTTCAACAACCAACTTCAGCTAAAGAAACAAAAATGCAAAATCTTGAAAAGTTTGCCACCAATTTAAATGCACTAGCTGTACAGGGTAAATTTGATAATATCATTGGAAAAGAAAAAGAAATATATGATGTATGTGAAATTTTATGTCGCAGAACAAAAAATAATCCCGTACTATTGGGAGAGCCTGGAGTTGGAAAAACTGCGATTGTAGAAGGTCTTGCCCAAAACATAGTTAAAGGAGAATGTTCCGACTTCTTGCTTTCAAAGATTATATACTCGCTTGACCTTGGCTCTCTTATCGCAGGAACTAAATATAGAGGGCAGTTTGAAGAAAGATTAAAGGGGATCATAGAAGAAGCTAAGAAAAATAAAGATATAATACTATTTGTCGACGAAATCCATACTCTAGTAGGCGCAGGTAGCGCAGAAGGAAGCATGGATGCTGCAAATCTATTAAAACCATTATTGGCCAGAGGCGAGCTAAAATGTATTGGCGCAACAACTCAAGAAGAATATAAAAAATCTATACTTAAAGACGGAGCATTAGATCGACGCTTTCAAGCAGTAAAAGTAATTGAACCCACAAAAGAACAAGCTCGACAAATCATACAAGGAATAAAACATAAATATGAAGAATTTCATAGTATATATTATCCTGATGAAGTATTGGATCTTGTTATCGATCTTACCGCAAGATATGTTCTTGACAAGCAGTTTCCCGATAAAGCTATAGATATATTAGATCAAGCTGGATCAAAAGTAAAAATTCAAAATATTGAACGGCCTCAAGCAGCCAAAGATATTGAGCAAAAATTAGAAGAACTGGCTCTAAAAGAAAGTAAAATGATTGCGAGCGGCATAGAGTCGCTTGCCATTGAAGACCAGCAGTTAGAATTACTCGAAGAATATGATCAAATTATATCAGAGTGGGCGAAGAAAACTTTAAAAAATAAAATTTCCGTAAAAAAGAAAGATATATATGAAGTCATATCTTCTCGAACAGGTGTTCCAGTATCTGATGTTTCCAAAAAAGACTCTGAAAAATTATTAGGATTATTTAAAAAATTAAAACAGAAAGTCGTTGGTCAATCAGAAGCTCTTCAAGAAATTTCGGAATGCATATTAAGATCTAAATCTGGATTGCAAGATAGCAATAAACCTGTCGGAAGCTTTCTTCTTGTTGGAGCAAGTGGCACAGGTAAGACATATACCGCAAAATGTATCGCTGAATTTATATATGGAAGTAAAGATAAATTGATCCAACTCGACATGAGTGAATTTTCAGAGAAGATTTCCGCCAGTAGATTGATCGGAGCTTCGCCTGGATATGTTGGATATGAAGAAGGCGGAGAGCTTACCGAAAAAGTTCGACGCAATCCATATAGCGTTGTGTTGTTTGATGAAGTCGAAAAAGCTCACCCAGAAGTACTAAATATTTTATTACAAATACTAGAAGAAGGATTTGTGACAGATAACTCTGGAAGAAAGATTAATTTTTCTAATTGCACAATTATTTTAACAGGAAATATTGGTAGCGAGCAAGTAGCAAAACCATCAATTGGATTTGGAGGCTCATCTAGCCCGACAGAAGCTATGGACAAACTAAAGCTTGAACTTAAAAAATTCTTTAGACCTGAGTTTTTAAATCGCCTGAATGAAATTATTCTATTTAAAGATTTCGGCGAAGAAGATTTGGTTAAAATCACTAAATTAGAAATAGCCGAACTTGCAAACAAGCTTGTCGGCAAAAAAATAAAACTCTCTGTAACCCCAAAGGCCTGTCGTTTTCTGGCGAGTCTTGCTGTTGAAGAAAAAATGGGAGCTAGACCACTGAAAAGATTAATACAGAAAAATATCGAAAACGAACTTTCTAAATTACTTCTATCAAAAGAAGTTCAAGAAAATCAAGAAATAAAATTTTCTTTAGTAAAGGATAAGATTGTTTTTAATATTATGGAAGCAAAGGCTTAACAGGATCGGGCAATTCTGGATCTTTTACTTGCATTGGGTCTTCAAATTTTTCTCCGGGATTATTTGAAGACTCTTCTTTTTTGTCATTGTAAATAGACATGCATGCAGCAAATCGATCTCCTTGCACAGGATATCTCTTTTTCATGTTTGCATCTAAAATACATCTTGTCATAAACTGGTCTCCAGTTTCTTGAGCTGCGGGAGTTGGATACCTCTTGTCTTCATTGCTTAGATAATTGTTTTTGCTTTTTTCGTCTATCACAGAGTCATCTTTTTTATCTGGGAATATTTCATTATATTCCATATACTGTAAAGCTTTATTTATATTATCATAAGCCTCATTAATACTGTTTTTAACCCATCCCTCTAGCTCAGTATCATCTTTAACCATGTCATACATAAGCCTGGCCTTCTTCCATAAATGAAATAATTCAGATTTAATGATCTTATTTGAATTTGATGTATCACTCATATTATTATATACACTAATTAATTATAGTAATTGTCCAGACTAGAACTGTCATCCTGATTAGGCGAATCCTTTCCAACCACTTGATTTGGCCTAGCGATATATAGATTGTAAGCATAGACCAAATCTTTAATTCTTTCTTGAGATTTCTGATAGGCATCCAGATAACTTTTTGCAGTAATATTTTTGTTTGATCTTTGTATCATAGAGTCTCCCTCTCGTATAACCTGAAAGTCTGGACTTCCATCGCTTCCATCTATGCCACGCAATACTCTTCGATGTGCTTTTCTATTATATTCAGAGATATACATTTCCCTGAGTATTGATTGCTCTTCAAGCTGTAGTCCGGACGGACTATCTCCACTAAAAGAAGTGAAGATTAAATTATTTAACTCTCCTAAATGACCCTCCAACCATCCAGATATTAAACCAATTTCTTTATTTCGGATTTCTCCATGTTCATGAAACCCGATCTCCTGGTCGTATATATTTACAGCCAGTTTGCCTAAATTAGTATCTGGAAATAAGTCGTGAGCCATTTTAATTATTTAAATAATCGATTACTTTTTTATGTTGAGGATCGTTTGGATCTAGCTTAATTGGATCGCCCATTATTTGCACGCTTCCTTTGCCGTGCAGACTAGAATCAAAAGCTCTTTTAATTTTGTTTTTTAATACAGTTTTATTTCCAGATGGAAAAACTCCCACCTTTACCGCAAAAGATTGGAGATCAGTTAGATTCATATCTTTAATCATTTCATTAAAAACCCTCTTGTCATTTGTTTTAAAAGGATTAATTTTAGGAATACCTAAAATTTCTTCTAGCTCTCTTGCTTTTGAGACTTGATCCTCATAAGTTTTTCCATTAGTTTGCTGAAGTTCCTCAAGTTTAATCTTCTTTTTTGTTGAAGAAGTAGACTTGCTCGTCGTTGTTTTTTTCTTTGCCATAATTTATACCTTTTTCCTTGTAAGTTTATACACTAATATATAGTAAAATGATAAAATAAAAAATCCACCCCAGTTTCCTGAGGTGGACCTTTATAAAACGTTAATTTAATTAAAATTAAACGATAAGACCAAGTAAAACTCGATCGTCGATGATCATACGGCCTTCCTCAAGGGAACCGTAGTAACCAATCTTCGATTGACGTGTTACAAATTGATCGTCGGCTACGAGACTAAACTCGTCTCCGGACTCGGAATCGGTTGCTACCGCACGAATCATAGACTCGCGACTAAGATCAACACCTACAAGAATTTCTTCTGTGCCAAGAATTGCTTGCGCAGCTCCGGCGTTAGCTTGAACAGCGTAATTGTCAGCGAATGTTGTGGCACCGGCTGCAACACCAAAAGTGTCATTCCACTTTTGACCTTGACCCATTTCATTGTATTCTTGAATAGATACGCCGTAGAACTCAGGAATGCCCGCACTATTAAAAATAGCGTCACGCATACTATCTGTTCCAGCAATATCTGTATTATCGCCTTTAGTATTGATTGGGTTATAAGCTAATCCACGAATTTCTTCTACGATTTCAGGTGAAACAAGAAGATCTGTGATTCCGCGTCCACGGCGATCAGCAGGAGTTCCACCGTTCCAGGCAGTATTGATTCTTTTAGCTTTGGTAAACAACTTGTTAAGATCGGAAAGCAAGAAGCGTCCAGCTTGAGCGGAACGAATAACGTGCTGCTCAGAATTTGTGCTTGCATTTGCCAATGCGGTCATAATCATAGTTGCAGAAGTTTTTTCCTGTTTAAGGAGTACTTCTTGAGCCATGCGGGTAAATGTCTTACTAACAACATCAAGTCTTGAGCGAGAAGCATAACGCTTATCAAAGCTCAATGCGCTGTCGAGAGTATAAGTTGTGAACTTAAGCTCGCTCTGCGAAGGAGCAACTTGATTTGTGGGAAGTCCTCCAGGAACTGATTGACTCCACACTTGAATGTAATCCTCATCAGTAATGTCGTGATAAAGGTCCAAGGGAATACTTGGGCTTTCATCGCTATTGAACTGAAGACTTGTAAACATATTGCTGACAGTAGGAGCTGCGTTAACAACTTCTGCTAAAACTGGGCCAATAAATTCAGCCAATGCAGTTTGAGCTTCGTAAGCGACATCACGATTTTTAGAAGCCATAGCTTTGATAAGCTCGACTTGCTCGGGTGTTCTTTCTAAAGTAATTTTCATTTTTTTAATTTCCTTTCTTAGAAGCTAACTTTGCAGAGATATTTCACAGAAGAATCGCTTGTGTCAGCTCCAGTTGCAATAACTTTTCCAACAACGGTTCCACCTACAGCCGTAATAAGCTGTCCTGCATTTCCAACATCAACCTCAAGATCATCTCCTAAAGCTGGTGCAGCAGAGAAAGCGGAAGCGGCAAGAAGAACGATTCCCTTAGTCAAAACAGGAACTGTTTGACCAGGAAGAACTGCTTGAGCTTCATCCAATTTTTGCTTGTAATAAAGCAATTTCTCTCCGTTTTCGTCGTACGCTAAGGTTTCACGAAGTGTGATTCCCAAGGTAGCTCCAGTGCCATCAGCGGGGGCAACGGTCATACCGTTATTCGGGTATGCGTTGAATCCGATGTGAGCACCGTCAAGAGTAGCGCCGAGGTAATCTCTGAGATCACCTGCAACAGCTAGATTTGATGGTGTGTCACCGGGTAGGGCTCCCGCACTTACTTGAACAACAACGCCAGAGTCAAATGCTCCTCCTGCAGCAGCGTCAGACTTCGCGTTAGCGATAGTATAAGCGCCAGAGTCAAGAGAGAACAAGTTAACAACGTCATGCTCACTGTAGTCTCGGTATGGTAGTATTCTTTTTGCCATAATTTTTTTCTCCTATATTAGTATGAAATTTTAACAGAGTTTTTAAAGGTTTTTGCGAAACGCTCACGAAGAGAAACTCCTTCAGAGGAACTTTCGTTGTTGTTTACTACTGCAGCCTCTTCAACTTCAAGAGAGTCAAGAGCTTCTTCAACTTCATCGGTTGACTCTTCTTGAGTTTCAGATGCCTCAGAAACTTCAATTTCTTCGGTTTCCTCTGTTGTTGCTTCTGAAGCTTGAGCTGTTTCAGTTAGACGTTTCTCAACTTCTTGAGCCACGCGATCCTCAAATGCTTTTTGTTCAGCAGCGATAAAATCTTTATTTTTGTGTTTCCAAACTTTAGCAAGTTTTTCTTGATAACCAGCGAAACTTTCTTCACTTTCGTCAAGACCTGCGAGCTCAGAAGCTAAGATCTTAGAATCTTCTTCATCAAGTTCATAAACTTCGCTCAAGGCTTCCATACGGGAGTTGAAACGAACTTCTGCTTCACGAGCGGCGTTCTCTTCTTCGAGAGCTGCAAGTTTTTCTCTTGTTGATTCTAATTGCTGCTCTACTTGCCCCATTTTCTCTTGAAGAGAATTTTGAGCCTGAACAGCTTCTTCTTTTTCAGCTTTAGCTTTGTCAAGGTCAGCTACATATTGTTCGCCTTTCTCGCGAATAGCCTCGATAAACACCTTAGAGATGCTAGCGACGCTTTCTTCAGAGAAATCTTGCTTGCCAAGCTTTTCATCTAAAGCTGCTCGGAATTCATTTATGATTGTGTCTTTGTCCATAATATTGTTATTAGGTTCTTTGTTTAGTACATTTTCTTGAGAGGAATGGGAAGTTTTTTTACTTTTTGTTATTAAGCTGTCAATAGGTTCGTTTTTGCTGCGCTTAATTTCTTGGGGTTCATTCTTTTGAGCGATTAACCCTTTTACATCTGCAGCAGGGTTAGAGGTAAACCCAATCCCTAGCGGGTAAATCTCTCCAACAATTAATCTGTTTACTTTTCTTCCGTCCTGAAGGGTTCCCTTTCCTCCTAAAGATTTTAAATAAGGTGAATATGCTTTAATTTCTTGAGGGTCAGAAATAATTGTGGATTCATGAAGGTCGTCTCCCCCGACAGCTACAACATAGTCATTAAATCCAACTTCCCAACTCGCAGATACAGTTGCATAATAATCGCTATCTTCATCTGTAGAATTCACCACGAGATCTGCAAATTCTTTACTTGCTGTTTTATAAACAACTGCAGCAAGAGCAATATTGTATGCGTTTTCTTCAATTAAAGCTTCGTCGTCAGACATTAATTCTGACGAGTTATCGTATTTCGAAAATCCGGCAGAAACAATATGTCCCACAATTTTATCGCGATCATGCTCAATATTTGTTGGTTTATGGACAAAATAATCTTTTATTTTAACAGCAGCTTCACTATCTATGCCATCTCCATTTTTATTAAATTTATTAACTACGGCCGCATTAAATGCTACGCCAAGTAAGTCGATATTTCGGTCTAGGTCAATGCTTGATGGAATTAATGGCCGGAGAGCTTCAAGGGAAGCTTTGCTAATATTTGATTCCTCAAGATCGCTCGAAGCAAAAACCACACTATCGAAAGTTGTTGTATATTTGTATTGTTTAGACATTTATGTAAAAGTTACACTTAGTTTATAAACATGGGAGTAAAAGTATAATCTACATTTTGAACTTTTGCATTCATCATATCATAATAAAGTTTAATCATCCAGTTTCCAAGCACTAATGCAGAATAAGAGTCTTTTCTTGCTTTTTCTGGCCCGGTCTGTCTTTTTAAAGATGGAGGTAAATCAAAAGTTTGCGTTCCTCCTGCGGAAGTAGATATTTGTATGAGAGAGCATTGCGTTTTAATTAAATTCATCATATCAAATTGATGTTCTACAAAGTCAATCATTTTCGCGGCATTTGTTTGTCTTTCTAAACTTTGAGATGTTCGCAGAAATTTAATATCTTGTATTGGTATTTTTTTATTTCTTTGTTCATTATATGCATCATCAATAGCGCGACTCGCGAAGTAGATTCTGTGGTGATCAAAATTTGCTTGCAATAATTCATTTGCTAATCGAATCCATTGACTGGTTGGTTTTCGCAAATAACAAATCGTTTTATCTTCAAGGTTATATTCTTTCTTTCCTTCTATTAATTTGTCTTGATAATGTTCTAGATCATCAAAGTTTGTAGTTAAGCATTTTATATTTAATTTATTTTTCTTAAACAAACTACTTTCATTACAAGCATTAATAAATTGCACTCCTCCATTATAGTCGCCAACAATACTGACAATATTAAAATGAGTAAGCAAATAATAAAAATAAAATATATGTTGTTTTAAATTAGTTCCACTTAAAGCGTAGCTATGAACAACTGTTCCGACTTTCTTTTCGTCGCTTAGCTTTAGAACCATCATCGCGAAATCATCACTGCTTTCACTTTCTGCCCAACTCGGGTCGAATGCAAGAATATATTTTGCACCAACTTCTCCACATACTTCTATGTGCGGATTCTCTCCATCTTTCAATGTACAAGATGCCATTTTTGATGTTTTAAAATATCCACTACTATCATCTGTAAATATAGATCCAAACTCTCGATCAAACTGGCTTTGACTCATTGTTGATTTTGCCTGATCCAAAAGATTTTGATCGTATAATTGCTTCGGCGCGCAATCATAACTAAATTGCATAATTACTCGATGAGCTTCACTTTGTTTTGTGCTTCCAGATCTAATCAAGTCTTCAAATTGCTCATAAGCTTTATACATATATTCAAACTTATAACTTGCAGAGCTAAGAGCGATTAATTTATTGTTCCTCCAAATATGCCTATCATCTTCAGACATTTCACCCTTATCAATTAAAGTTGATTCTAAATTATATAAAGATTCTCTCTGAGTTGGATTTTCAACAACACTAAGGAAAGGAATAATAACCTCATTATAAATACGTTCAGGCATCAGCGCAAACTCGTCAATAATAATTCTATGAAATCGAAAACCACGAAGTTTCTCACCGTCACCAAGAGGTAATGCTCGAATTCTACTACTTCCGATTTCCAGCAACCATTCGTCATTACTTTTTGATTTATGAGTAATGCACTGAGCGAGATAAGCGGCGCCTGGCTTTGAGGCGATATCCTCTATTTTTTTAAAAATCATTTTTGCCTGACGAAATGATTTGGAGAGAATACCGATCTCTACCCCCTGATTCATTATCGCATCAAGATATGCATAAATAGCAGTAGTAAATGACTTACTCATTCCTCGAGACCAAACCCCCATAAAGTAATCTGTCTCAAACATAGCCTTAATTGCCATGTGTTGAAATGGAAACAATTGAACTCCACTAACAAGGTCAGCTGTAAATGTAATATTTTCTCGCAAGAATTTATACAATAAGATTTTAGCTTCCTTTTCCTCAATAAAGCCTTTAACTTGTTCAAGTTGCTCGTTAAAGCTTTGTTCTGAGCTTCTAGATAATTGATTTCCTGTTTCCCAAGCCATTATATTAATTCGTTATCGATGTAATATTGTAAATCCACATTCCAAAGTTTTTTACCTAATGTAAGAATTTTTGGAATTATACTCTCAGACTCTTCCCTGCTTCCTGTAAAAATAAACTGGCAACTTCCGTGAAATTGATGAGCCAAGACTCTCATATTATGGTAAATATATTTCATGTTGGACATATGGGGTGCCCATCTATTGTGTTTTTCTATACTAGATATACTACCTTCTGTTACGATAAAAAGGTAACTATCAAAGTCTTTTGTTCTCTCTAATTCGTAAGTGAATCTGCTAAGATTATTTTTACTTAATGTTGATTTGAAATCCTGCTCACCTTTTCGGTCAACATATGTATAATCATAATGCTCTTTGCCCACTGCATAATCGCCGAAATCTAATTTAAGAGATTCTGAATTTTTAAAATTTAAAGGCTGTTGTTCGCGGGTATCAATAAATATTTTTATATCATCATCTACTTTGTTTTTCCATTCGGCAGGTAATCGCGAATTAAACATGGGTTTCACTCCAGCTTCTTCGCAGGCATATGTATATGAACCAAAATGTTTTTGATACAAATCAATCGTAGGCATTTCATTTACAGCTAATTCTAAATGCGATGGGCCAAACTTTAATTGTTTTTGCGCAACTCTATTTTTTAATAATTTTAATATATATGGCTTTACAATTTCTGATGGCTGTTCATCACACCATTTTAATAATTGATCTCTTGTCGAAAAGTCTTTTGAAAAATACTGATCTTTATTCTTAAAAGGTAATAATTCATTAGTATACAAATTATATCGAGGATAATATTTTATATAATATTCTGCAAGAGTAATTTTATGTGAGCGCAAATGCATATGCAGCTTTTTCTCGCTTTCAAATCCTTCAGAGCATACTTTACATATATTACATGACATCTTCTTTTGAAATTCCTAATACTCTAGCCTTCCAGTCTGGCATAGACTCAAGTCTATCAGCTTCTTCTTTGGCGGCTTGCTTTTGCAGTGCTGCGATTTTAAGCATAACACCCCTTTCTTCTTCTTCCTGAAAGAGTTGCACTAACGCCAGTATATTTGCGTTTTGTTGCTGTTTTGTATTTATTCTTTTTGACCTATCCCCCTGTAATTTTTGAATCAACGACTCCATACGTTTTTCGCATTGATTATATTCTTCACTTTTTGTTTTAAGTAGTTCCGCTAAGCGAACAGTTAGATCTTGTTGATCTTCTGCTTCATCAAACATTCTATTTAATTTATTGATAGCGCTTTGAATATTCTTTAAATGTATGTAATCCATACAAACATTAATATATAAATTAATCTCGTCGCTTGTAAGGTCAGGCTTGTCCCATGTTGCGCGAACAAACTCTGCCTCAAACAGATCTCGATCCGCTTGAGCGTCATAAGTATTAATAACCTGAATAAATCTCGGAGATGCAAGAAATCCCCCCAAAGATTCAATACCTTTTCTTTCTGACATGCTCAACTTATCTTCGTTGATACTAGTTTGTGCATAATCATTTATTTTTTTAATAATTTTGCTTGTAGCTTTTGGCGGAGAATATCTTTTGTTTATTGCGTCTTCAGATGCAGGAGTTTTAATTTCTTCGCTCGAATCCACATAACCAAAAACTGCTTGATATTCTTTTGATGTATTAGTTATTCTTGATTCTGGAAACAATACAGAAGCTATCTGAGAACAAGTCATTCCATCAGATATAGATTGCTCAATAAAATCTTTCTGTTCCTCGGTTAAATCAATATCGTCTTTTGGGTAAATATGTTTTGTTTCATATTCAATTTTATTGTTCAATAAAAATTCCCTTACAGCTCTACCTTGCTTACTGCGACCATCAATCTTTTCTGCATCAGGAAATACCAATCTAGTTAATTCGGTTAGATCAGATATATCTCGCGCATTCTCGCGGATAATTTCTTTCTGTTCTTTACTTAACTCCATGGTGGTACAGATCTTACGGCTATAATATCTTCAGTCTTCAATATATCTTGAGCTTTTTGTTTGAATATTTTTTTAAGATTTTTAATTTGTTTGTATCCAGCTTTTCTTCCTTTTTCGCTGGTCTTGTATCCCATTTTTCTTGCAACATCTTCTTCATCCATATGCTGTACAAACAATAATTCATAAACCTGATATTGCTTAGAAGATAATTCCTTTTTCATATGTTCGTTTAACTTCTTTTGAGACTCAATGATATCAAAATTTTGATCTTGCATTGCATAGACTTCGTGGCTATGATTCTCTAAAGCTAATGCCATTTTTATGCCATACGCAGGCTTCTTTGTTCTCTCCCATTTTGCGTATAACGGGCAAGTAGAATCCTGCAATCCGCTTTTAGTAAAACCGCATAGCGAAGACTCCCCTCCATCTTTTGTTGCGCAAGATTGATTAAATGGACAGTTCAGGCACGGTCTTACAAAATTACTATAATTATTACGCAAAATATTTTTCATTTGGTTTGTGATAATTTTATTAACCCATGGCTTTAAAGACCTACTTTGATCCCATTGGTGCCATTTTTTATAAATGTGAGCTTTAATTATTTGCTCAACATCTTCAAAATCAAACCAAGCTAAAGAGTCTAAAAACCATTTTCCCCTTCGCTTTTTAATTTCTAAATCAATTTCTTTCGATTTATCCTCGTAACTAAATTCAGGATTTTCTTGGTCGCCCACGTTTTTTATTTCTCTTTGGTGCAGGTTTTTCTTTGTCCATATCCTCAAATTCCTCTAAAGGAATGAGATCTTTTAAATTATAAGAATTTTTATCTTGCTCGATACTGTAAGATAACTTCGTGATATGAGGAACCTCATAAACATCAGATCCATCTGGATCGTCAATTTCAATTTCACGAGATCTTGTTTTTCTCGTGGACGTTTTTTTTGTAACACTTGATTTGTGTTTCGCCGCAGATAATATGCTTAGACCCTCTCCGCAACCACCACAAAATTTGGGGGCCTGTAAAGAGTACATATTTTTGAAGCCACAATGAGGACAATAAGAAAAAGCCATAATATTTTATTATAGCTTAAAAAATAATTATATCAAATAACCACTTATAACTCTAGCTTGTTTCTTTGTAAATTCCTCTGCATCAGGACTCCATAATCTTTTTTCCTTAACGTACTCAAGACATATAACTCCTAATATTTTTCCATTTAAAGTTTTTATTGGTCGAGAGAAAATACTTTTTACGCCCTTGTCTTGTAAAAATGACTTAAAGCCTATATCTTCATTATATTGCTCCAAGTCTTCACACTCAAACGTTTCCTCTTCTGCTATTTTTTGAACCATTCCGTGAAAATTTGAAATTCTTATGTTTTGCATACTATGACATTCAGAACTAATTCCCTCGCTCATAGTTTCGTATGTGCAACTTAATTTCTGCTGACTTCTTCCAGAAAAATAATGCTCTCCATTATGAAACTCCAGGACATACACTCTGTCCGCTTCAGTTTCTTTCATTATAAAATTTAACGCAGAAACAACATTACTGTGAGACCTAGGATCATAATTAAACTCTTTGCTTTTTTTCTCATCATATTTGAGTTTCGCCCACATTCCAACTACCGCTGTTATCGCAGAAATAACACCAGTAAGCACGCTTATAATATCAAGTTCGTTATTCATTTTTTAAAAATTAAAGATGTAAACGATAACAAAATCACACCACCAATAATTATACCAAACCAAACCCATGGCCCAATATAATCATAGTTTTGCGCATCATTTACGATAGATAGTACATTATAATCTGTTGTATTAGAATCAATATTTTTATATTTTCCGTTTTCCTGTAAAAATTTTTTCGAACATGATGAAAAAAACAGAAATATAAATAATAAAAATCTCATCGACGCTTGCTTGGGATTGCGTAAAACCCTACAACCATAAAACATAAATCCATAAAAGACGCAAGCATTAATCCGCCAGTCATTTCTACAATTTCCCAGTCTTTTCCCCCAAAGACCCAACTAAAAAACCCCCATTTCGCGTTATCTCCTTTTGGAACAATTAGATTGTATGTAATATCAGGGTTCATTGCATAATAAATCATTAAGAAACACATTGTAAAAGTAATACTCATAAACAATACTCTTCTTGTAGCTTGAACAAATGGATCTTTTGCATTTTCTGTCTGACTTCTAATTAATGCGTCTAGCATTTTCTCATCTCTTGCCGCAAGAGCCAATTGGTCTTGTCTTTTTTGCTCAAGCCATGCATTAATGAGGTTGCAGACAAGCTTTATTCCCGCCCCCATGATGGTATTTAATATTGGACCCATACTATGGTATACACTTTATATGTGTAATATAATATATGTATAAAAAACTATTTCTCATATTTCAAGCTATATTTCTGTTTTTGATTATTTCTTGCGGCAGTGATCAGGGTGACATATCAAGCGTTCCCCAGCCGACGACTAAAGCTAGTAAAATTTTTTACCAAAATGACTTTGCATTTCACTTTGGACATCAAAAGGGCTTCAATTACTCTCAATTAAAAGTAAAAAAAGATATTAATTTTTTATTACTAGATGGGTCATACATGGAAGTGGATTACTATGACATGAAAAAATTCAATAGCTGGTTCTATGATCTTAAATTTAATAATGGAGTTATGGCAATAGATCAAAAAGAAAATTTAGATTGTGATAATTTTGCTCTACTTTATAAGTCGCTTTTTTCTGTATCTCATTACAAAAGTGACGCAGAGCAAGAGCCTGCAGTTGCACTTGTTATTGTGGAGCAAAAATTCTCGTTTGGAGGCATACCTAAAGGAGGCCTCCATATGTTAAATCTTATTTTTACAAATAATGGTTGGTATATCTTCGAGCCGCAAACAGGAAAGTCTATAGTTCTCGAAGACTACGTAAATCAAGAGTTTATACAATTCATAATTATATAATAAAATTTATAAAATGTAAAAAAAGTGTAATATAGTATATGTCACAAAAATCAATCCTTGAAACTTTAAGCAAAAACTTAAATTCTTATCAATCAACCTGCTGGTTAAAAACAGAAAATGCAAGATTAAATGGCTCCACCCCAGCAGAATTAATGATGGAGAATAAAACAGATAAAGTTATAAAAATTTTACCAGACGAAATCAAAAGAATAAAAAGTAAAAAAAGTTAATTTACTAAACGCCATATATTATCTTCAAAAGAATAAATATATGGATAAATTTCTTTACTCGTCCAATGCCACCCCTCACCCTCAAGGTATAACCATAGACCCTGTTCAGCTTGATGAACATAAACCCAAGCTAATTTTTCGTGATAAATCCAATCGCCTTCAAATATAGCAAAGATTCCAAACCAATTAGACTGCTTCCAGTTTGCAACCGCATAAGGAATTAAATCATGCCATTTTTTAATTTCAGAATTTTTGACATAATTGTAATGAATAATTTGTGTGAGTTTATTGCTTTCATCTCTTTCTACAATTACATCTAAGCCGTTTGGATGAATTGAGTAAGTTGTTAAAAAATCACTTGTTCGCACCCATCCTCCGCGATCATCGGTTTCGTAGTCGTCGTTTAGTGTGTTGTCCCATGCGGTCAAGGTGATGTTGGTATCTTGTGTGAGATTTAAATCTTTTATTACAAGTGAATGCTGACTTGAAATGGGTTCTCCATTAACACTCCATAAAACATCGATCACATCTTTATCCACCACATTTGCTTCTAAAATATCAAAGTCATTGATTGATAAATTATTGTCTGAATATGAGTCTAGTGGGTCGATGTATTTATGAAGAGATAAAACCATTTGTTCGCGAGCTACAGCGTCAAAAGGTTGGCTCAAATTATTCATTAGAGATGGCTGACTTGATGGCCTCCAATAATTGACTGTGGTAGTTGAATTTGGGTAGGAGGGGTGAGGCTCTACGACATCCATATAGGGTTCGCCAATATGTATTCCCGAAACAGGGTCAGTATAACCTTGCCAACGCTTCCATCGATCGAGGCCCTGCTGAGGTTTTGGGTTTAAATGTTCGTGGCCAATAAATATTTCTGCATGATCAGGCAAGATTACATTTGCTGGATACCAATTAGTATATTTTCCATATTTTTTGTATGTATCTGCTAAATTAGCTAGAAGGTGCCCCATCTCATGAGCAAATACATGACGATAAACACTTGTCATCCATGCTAATCTACCCCCTTCAAGCAAAGAACTTGTTGCTGCCCCTGCATTTATGCCAAGATCACGAATTGTTATACCCAAATCTCGATCCTTAAAGTCTTTATCTGATATTTCGAAATATTCACGCCTCCTCCATGCCGATTTCCAGTCTTGATCAATGACTAGATCATCTCTGCTGATTACATGAACATTGAAAAAGTTTTTGTATCTATTAAAAAAAGGATAATATTCGCATGTATCATCCCACATCTGAGCTACATCTTGCGGCAAAGTCGGCGATTCATTATTCGGCTGCAAAAATACAATATCACAACGATTGTTTGAATTTCCACTAATAAATACTCGATCATAAGTATTCGCAGATAAACTATAACTAATTAAAAATAATATCCAATATCTCATACTGGAATTATCTCAAATATAACTTATAATGTCAAGACTTTTTATTCTTGCGAGTAATTTGCTGATAGCAAACTGCGGCGCGTTGCTTATTATTTTTGAACTCTTTTTTTGATTCGAGATCAGATATACAACGACTCATAAAGTTGCTATTTTTTTCTTTTTTATTTGGTTTTGGTATAGGCATGTTAATAACTCCAAGCGTAAATCCATATTTTTTGATTATCTTTATTTGCAATGGGACATCTAAAACTTGCATGATTTTCTCTATTCATATTTGCATGAAGTCTATCATTAGGAATAAAGTCATGCCAATTCACAGTATCTAATGGTACAATTCTTTGAACCGGATATTGCATATTTTCAAATACGAAGTTTTTTCTATTTTTTTCAAACTTAGTCCAGCCGTATTTTGTGGGGTCATCTAAATCTGCATCACTCATTGTTCCTCTAAGGTCGGAAATTTCTAAATTTTCATGCTCCATGGTAAACAAAATATATGTTGCATTATTTGGAATTACTTCTTCTGGGCCTTGCATAAGTCCCGCGACTTGTATGTCGAAATAAAAATAATTACTGTCTTGCTGAATTCCTCTGACAGGAACTTGCCAGTCACTTTGATTTATGTCTATGGGCGGAGACATGATTTTCCATTGAAATAAATCTCCCTTAAAATTAAAATCTTTCCCCCCGTTCATCATAATGTTAAACGGTATAGTGCATAGCTTTCCGTCGGAATCTCTTCTAAATAATACTAAATCGTTATCAGGAATAAAGTTCCTCAAGGGGGGCAATTGGTCAATATTTCTATGATCATTCATATTAGTAGCTCCAAGCGATAGTTCGAATAGAATTTATATAACCATCTGAATTATTTGAATTCCTCAAAAACACTGTCACCTGATCTAATGGATCAAGATTTACATATTCACCAGTTTCTTTATTGTAGCTGGGCAATAAATTTGGATTACCCATGATTGGGCCTAATATGGTCGCTCTTTTAGAAGAATTTAAATTAATATAAAAGTTTTTAGCCTTCACTCCTCCACTATTAGAGCCGTAAGCCATTTCCCCAAATGTTTCAAAATTCGAATCTCCATTTTGAGGTATAATTTTTGTAGGTGAAATAACATCTTGTATATTTTCAAGCATAAATAACACAGCCGACTCTTGCGCTCCCACTCTAAACACACTCATTTGCTCTGATCGAAACCTAGTGATGAGTTCTAAATTTTGCACTTTAGCCATTAACATTACTCTTTTCGCTCCTGTCGGAGGATCTTTTCCTTCATTCTCAAATCCTGCAATTTTGAAAGTGATGGATTTTAAAGAATTAGCCCCAACCTTATAACCTCTATCTCCATAAACAATAGGCGTTCCAGTTTCTGTATCTGTTGCGGGCAAAGATTCCACTGAATCAGCAAAATCAATAAAACTCCAGGCAGTACGATTCGATTCTCTTCTCCTAATGTCTAAGGATTTTGAAATGTCAGACATTGAAATATAATGACAGGCACCATCTGATTCAATAATTAATTTATCTTTTTCTATGTCAAATCCGCCTGCATTATTTACTTGTTCTAAATCACTAATTTTCATTTTAATTCCAAGCTATTACCTTAATATAAAAAAGCTCCCATCCAGCAACAGCTCTCTTTTCATTGGTTTCAATAATAGTTTCTCTGTGTATAAAGTATTCGTAAAACAAACGGGGGTCGTTCAGAATTCTAGCCATTGCAATTCTATCGTTTACTAAATCCATCCCTTCCCTTGTTGCTATGAGCGGAGCGACTATTGCCCCGATAATCGGAATTTTTTCAATTCCTTTGGCAAGTGTATCTGAAGCAGACTTAAAAAGATCTGTGGGATAACTTGCGATCTCTTTTAATTTATTAACGAGATCGCTTGAGGGAGCATCTATATTTTTTGATCCACTCCCAA